TTTGCTTTTTGGTAACTTTTTAGGGTCATAATGCGAGCCAATTAATGAAGCCCATGCTAATTCCCTTAATTTAAGCCATTCCATTTTTTGAATTCGGTTATATGCAAAAAGGCGAATCTGAAACTCAGCCCACGTCATATCATATACTGACTGTAAGTTCTGAACTTGGAGTTCGCCTATTGCAAAAGATATAACATCTTCATTCCAATTTATTACTAAATCTTCACTATTTTTTTTTTAGAATTAGAAACAGGTACATTTTTAGTCATCGATTTTACATAAGCTTCTCTAAATTCTTTTAAAGCATTTGAGTGCATACCTCCATCATTTTCTAACCATTGTAATAAAGTATCGTTAGTTATTTTAGGATCATTAACGCTATTGTAAGAGTACAACATTGCTAGTGGAATATACTTAAAAGGATTACTATCTAATTTATTTGACAATTCAATAAAACCTAAATCTAAACCTTCCAGCATATCGCCTAAAAACCCTAAACCAAACCCAAAATCTCTATCTTGTCCTTCAATATTTATTTTAGTTTTCATATTATACCAATGGGTCTGTTAGTAAAACCAATCCATTTCCATCTAATGTCAAAGAAAAAGTAGCTAAATCATCACCGCTCCCAAAATCTGCAGAAAGACTGGAAATAACCGCAGAACCAAAATATTTAACTGATTCAGAGTTGGCAACGTTAGTGTCTAATTTAAAATTAACCAAAGTCTTTGTTAATTGCTTAGCTAGTAAAGCATCATGCGATCTTTTAGCATCATCGCCACCTACAGTAGTAGTATCGATATATTGACCTTCTGCGGTTACGGAATAACTAAACATACCTGGTTGTCTTACCATGATTCCAGGGTTACATTTTGTTGTACTTTCAATAACTGATAAATCAGTAGCTATTGCATTAGAAGTTAGGCACGCTACAGGCTTGTAGGACGTTCCATCGTGAATTGAGAGAATTGATACTTCTCCTTTGATAAAATTGCTCATTGATTGCTTAATTAAGTGTTAATGTGTATCTAATAAAATTTCTGTAAACTATTTGATTATCGTTTATATTGTCTAAATTGTTAGGGAAATCTTCGGCTTGAATTATTGTTGTAAAACCTTCAATAACTAAATCTTGTGTCAATGACCTTATATTGTTTTCTATGTCATCAACTAACAAGCGGCTACCTGTATTTCCCGAACCATTATATATTGTCACTATATCTAGTAAAATGTCTGCTTCCCAAAAATACTCACATTTGTTTTGCTTTAAAACACGTTTACTTTGCGTAGTCATTAAAACATAAAAATGTGGGTTTTCACTAGGTCTTACCCTTGTGTCATAGCATGGAATTGTTAAACCATTTACAACCATTCCATTGATAGCTGTAAAAATTGATTTTCTAATAAATTTACTAGGGTTTGCTTTATCCATATACAAATATACAAAAAAACACGTTACTAATGCAACGTGTTTTAAACCAACTAAAAAATAATTATGAAAAGACTTTGTAAAGATAATGTTTTTTTGTATAACTATATTTTTTTTGTTAATTCCTCAATTTCTGTTTTTAAATTTTCTTCTATGCGTTTTAAGCCATAAATATAAGCAGGGTACATATAAGGTCGTGGAGGTAAATTAACCTCTTTAATTCCTTTCCCTAACGCTCTACGTGCTTGCTCATCAAACTCTTTAGGCACGCTAACTAATCCACCAGTTCCAAATTCAATGTAAGGCGCATAAGGTGCAACCCCTCCGCCTGCTTCTACTATGTAGTTCATATCATTAACTGTCACGACCCTTATTGATTGCTTTAATTTACCCGTATCAACAACAACTAAAGAAACTGCTTTATCAACTATATCGTTAGCTGTTGCCTCCATAACTAAAGACAAAGTATCTTTAGCCTTATCCCCAAACTTTTTCAATTCAGCTATTGTTTTATCTAATCCTTTTATTTGCGGTTTAAAAGCCATAAAATTAATTTTTTGCTGTGCAATAAACAATTATATCAATATCAACTAAATTTATGTTTTCTATGCGGTCAATGACAAATTTATTTCCTTTATACTTTATGTAATTTAATTTTTCACTTAACATAAAAGAATTAATACCACGAAATTTAAAAACAGTTGTATAAAAGTTTTCTACTTTCCCATTGTCAGTAGTTCTTAAAGCGTTTTTAGTTTCAATATTAGCCCATCTTTTAATTAACAAAGATTCAGAAACAATAAATCCTCCAAAGGTATCGCTAACTTCTGTAAGATTCCATATTTCAACTCTTTTATCGTAATTTCTAGCTAACATATATATCTTTTATTTATATCTAAAAGCATTAATACTGATTCAGGTATTAAAGTTGTATTAACTTGCTTTTCCGCTTCAAAGTAAAACACTTTTAGCATTTGTAAAGCGGCTTGTCTTAATTCTTCTGGAACGTCTCCTGCGCTTAAATATCCTATATTTAAAACAACAACTCTATCTAATGTAGTTATAGCGGAGTAGGTGCTGTAAATTAATTGTACAGAAGTTGAAGGTACTGTATTAATTGGAAAGTCGTAAACATTTGCTATACTATCAGCATAGTAAGTTCTATCTCGTGGATATAGTATATGATTAGTACGCTTTTCTATAAAAGATAATGACCCCTCAATCATTGATATAATTTCGTCGTCAGTTTCGTTTTGGTCGTCGTCAATCCTAAGATACCTCTTTGCCTCTGCTAGTGTAATAACTGATAAATAGCTCATTATTTAACTTTTTTAGCTTTTTTAAGTATTTTAACTTCTTTAACATCTTCTACAATCCATTCAGCTCTCCCACGCTCTACTGCACTTTCATTTCTTTTATCTCCTAAGTCAGCTATATCCCCAACTCTGTAAAGAACATCATGACCCATTGACTCTAATAAAAATTTTATTTTCATAATATAATATTTTTATCAAATATACAAATAAATATTTTATAATTATTTTTGTAATAAATTAAATAAAGTATTGTTTATTTAAAAAGTATTTATATATTTGTTTAATATACGGATGCGGATTGCACGTTGTTTAAACTTATTAAGACGAATATTAATTATTAAAAACTAAAAGTAAATGAAAACAGAAAATAAAAATAATTCAGAAAATACCAAATTAGGCAATATTTCAAAACTGTCTTTAATTGCAGTTGTTCGTGAATTAACAACTCGTGATTTTAACCCTAAATCTAGAGATTTAGAAAATGACAATAGACTAGGCATTAGATTTTCTATGATAAATAAAATCGGGAAACATATTGAAATATATAACAGAGATAGTTATTGGCAAATTTTACATTATGGTTTTAGTGAAAAAAATCATCCATTGGTCTTTGATGTAATATTTAAAGAAGATGTTTCAAAATATGGAGCTTTTCTTAATGCAATTTTGACTAAATGATATTAATGTCTTACAATTTATAAAAAAACCCACTAAAATTAATTAGTGGGTTTAAAATAAAACCTATAATACTATGCTACAGTTGTGAAATCCCCAAAGATTACAGCATTAGGTCTTTCAACTGCTAGTGCGATTTGAGACTCAATTCTAGCTGTAATGTTATTCTTTGAAAAGTTATCTTTATCTTCTGTAGAGAACTCTAGAGTTAATCCTTCAGTTACAACTTTTTGAACATAGCTCCAATCTCCTACAAAGTACTTGTTTGCAGCTAACCATGTAGCTTTAAATAGAGGAATACCATTAACTCTAAGAGTTCCACCTTCCATAGTTACAATACCTGGCAATCCGTAACCTGCACCTGTAGACTTCTCAATCAACATAATAGCCCAATAATCAGCAGGGGTAATAACAATTCCGTTAACTGCATAGTCAATACCTTCTAAAACTGCAACGTTTTGAATTAATCTCTCAATTCTATTACCGCTTGTTAAAACAGATGCAGTAGCTACAGCAGCTAGTTCTCCACTAAATTTAGCGTTTTCAGCTTTAAAATAATCACGTCTTAGCGCACGTGGAATAAATGACTCAAGGAATGGTAAGTTGTTACGCATTTTCTTAGAGTAAACAGCACGACCTGCCAAATAATCAGTAGATACATCTACCATTGTGATGTCATAGTCAATTTGTGACTTATCAGAACCTTCCGCAACAGTAGAGATAGACCCTTCGCTTGTTGTTTCTCTTGGGAAGGTATAAGTACCACCAGAGATAGCAACTGTAGAAACTAAATCACTAAAGTTTAGTAATTGAGAAGGAACAATTTGAATGTTATCAGAGTAATCTCTGTTTTGGTCTCCTGTTAGGTTTGCACCCAATGTCATGTTACCAACAGCCTTAATATCAATTTGCAATTTAGTAGACTTGTTACCTACTTCTCCAATTGCAGCAGCATTTTCTTTGATTGATTTTACAACTACCTCACCGTAACTTTTAGCTTCTTTCACTTCT